ATGGAGCAACGCTGGCTGTTGGGACTAATCTTTCCTACACATCACTTGGAACAGAGTTTTCTTCACATATGGTTGCTTCTAATGGAACAGAGTTTTCATTCCAAACGCTTGTTAATGGCGGTTACAACTAAACGAAAGGAGAATAAGACAATGACCTTAAAGGATTTTTTATCAGCACTTAGAACTAATAATGTTACTGTTACAGTAAATGATATGGAAGAAAAGCTGGTTTGTAAGATTGATGCAGCCAGTGTTACAGCTCTTTCCGATGATCTCGAAAAGAGAACAATCAACAGATGGCAGATATCAGGTGCAACAGCACTTCTTGTAGTGCTTAACGATGAACCTGTTATTAGCGCATGAAGGGTTTTCGGTTTCTTAGTCCATATATCCAACCTCCGGGCGGTTGTGTGTCAAAGCATAGCCGCCTATTCTTGAAAATATATAACCGATTAAGAACAAAAGATATAGAAAGAGCGTTTACGACACCGTAGATGCTCTTTTTTATATATCAGGCTAGAGAAAGCCTTATAAATCACGCACACATGCACAGAGAAGTGCAATAAAAAACGCGGAAAGGACAACTGAATATGAAGTACGAATTACCCATGAATCTTCAGTTTTTTGCTGAGGATACACCAAAAGAGACAGACACTCCTAAGGAACAGCCTACGGTTCCATCTAATGAAGTACCTAAGGATACTCCTGCAGATGACTCCAAAAATGCTGAAAAACCAAAGAGCGAGAAGGAACTTACAGAACAGCTTCAGAGTGCACTTGTAGAGATCGCAAAGCTCAAAAGAGCTGTAGATAAGTCCTCTAGTGAAGCAGCTGATTACAAGAAGAAGTGGAAAGAATCACTTAGCGAAGCAGAGCAGGCAAGCATGGCTAAGGCTGAGGAACAGGCCAAGCATGAAGAAGAGTTCGAGTCTTTAAAGAAGCAGGTTAAGGTCAATGAACTCACAGAGAATTTCATGGACCTGGGATACAGCAAAGAATTAGCACGTAAGGCCGCTAATGCTCAGTATGACTCTGACACTCAGACTCTTTTAGATATTCAGAAGCAGTTCCAGGAAACACAGAAGAAAGCATGGGAAACAGAATTCCTAGCAAGCCGCCCTGAACTTAATGCAGGCGTTGGCTCTGCACAGACTATCTCTAAAGAGCAGTTCGACAACATGACTCTTGTTGAGAAGTCACAACTTAGGCGTGACAACAAAGCGGAATATGACCGCTTGTTAGCACTTTAAAAACAGTCATGAAAGGAGAATAAAACATGTCTAGTACAGCAAATACTACTATGCTCAGTGATTTGCTTGACCCTCAGGTTGTAGCAGATTACATCGACAAGAAACTCATTAATGCGATTAGATTCGCGCCTTTGGCAACAATCAGAACAGATCTTGTTGGAAGACCTGGTGATGAGGTTACAGTTCCATACTATGCGTAGACAAACATGCGCCTTTAATCAGTAATGATTATCGAATAAATCCTCTAATTTCTGGAAACTCTTAAAGGACTAGCTCACCTTTAAGACAATCAGAAGCCAAGATTTGCAAACAAACGTTCCGTTCCATACTATACATACGTTGTGAAAAGTAGTACAATATATGTAGAAAGGGGAATGGAATTGTCTAGGAAAAAAACACATGAGGAATTTGTTAGCGAAGTAAAGGCAGTACATGGTGAGAACGTTGAAGTTCTTGAAGATTATCAAGGATTACATACTCCCATCAAAGTCCGATATAAGGATTGTGGGCATGAAGAGATGAAACTTCCCATAAAACTTTTACATGGACATGGATGTATTCAATGTAGATACAAAAGATTATCAAGTAACAAGACAAGAACTACAGATCAATACAAACAAGATTTACTTGATAACGGAGTTGACTACATTGAAGTCTTGGGCGAGTACACAGGCGTAGAACGCTTAATTGAGGTTAGAAACCTTAGATGTAATCACATATATTCTGCAAGAGCAGGCAATATCCTTACAAATAAATCTGGATGCCCTATATGTCATGGGGAGAAAGATGATAAATCTTTTAGGGAAATCATCAATGAGAAATATCCAGATGAATACACAATCCTTGAGGAATACGTCAACGGACTCACACCTATTCTTATTAGGCATAATGAGTGCGGTTACGAATGGAAATGCGCACCAAAATATCTATTGGCAAGTAGAAAATGTCCATGTTGTATGAAGTCAAAGGGAGAGGTATTTGTAGAAAAGTACCTTCAAGAAAATAACATACCTTATGAAAGTCAATTCACATTTGACGATTGTAAGGATGTTAATAAGTTACCTTTTGATTTCAAAATCAACTCTGACCAAGGCATTAAGCTAATAGAGTTCGATGGAGCGCAACATTTTCCTTACGAAAGAACAATGTATCGCACTAACAAGACTATTGAGCATGACAGAATAAAGAACGAATACTGCAAGGCTAACAATATACCACTATTAAGGATTCCTTATTGGTGGTTGAAATCTAGTAGAATCACTAAGGAATTAGATAAGTTTGTTTGTGAATAAGGTTCAACGACTATCCCGGAAGGGAGTACACACAAGCGTGTGGAAATGGGGAAACGCTATTTAGGGAACATAGAGATATGTTCCTTTTTTAGTGGGTGATATAGTCTAATCTCTATGGCAACATAGAGCAGTTCATAAGAGAACGGTATAAGGAGTAGCGTCCTTATATGAATATTAATGATGTAGGAGCTGCTGAAGCAGTCCTTGAAGGCCAGGATATTCCTATCGCTAAGCTCACACAGGGCACAAAGAAAGCAAAGGTTTCTAAGATCGGTAGAGCTATCCAGTTCACAGATGAAGCTCTTCTTTCTGCTTACAACAACGATATCGCAGAAGAGGCAGCAAAGCAGGTAGTTCTTGCAATCAATGATAAGATTGAAAAGGACTTCCTTACAGCTATGGGCGGTGCAACTCTTAAGTCAACAATCGAAGAGGACGCTAACCCTGCATCAGGCGTTGTTGACGCTCTTGTTAAGTTTGGTGAAGATGTTGACGGAGAAAAGGTTATCCTTTGTGCTCCTGATTTCTATGCTAGACTTCTTAAGACAGACGGATGGATCCCTAACACTGAAATGGGTGCTGACATCATTGTTCGTGGTACTCTTGGTGCTGTTTATGGCACACAGGTAGTTCTTACAAACAGACTTATCGGCACAGGTAAGGCTTATATTGTTAAGCCTGGCGCTCTTGCACTCTTCATGAAGCGCGACACACTCGTAGAGTTTGACAGAGATAAGCTCGACCAGACCAATTACATCATTGGCTCTAAGATTTTCTGCCCATATCTCTATGACGAGACAAAGATCATCGAGGTTGAAATCGAGGGATCAACAAGCGCATAAGGAGATATATCTATGGGAATGATGATGCATAGATGGAAATTGCGTCATAACCAGGCTGAAAGCGCACAGGAAGATACCTGGGAAGAGGGTAAGCCTCTTGTTCAGATTGAAGAAGAGAAAAAGAATGATGGAGTGGTTTATACCAGAGATGAGATAAACGCACTCCCATTCTTTTCTTTAAAATCTGTAGCTACTAAGTATGGCATTGATGTAAAAGGAAAGAAAGCAATCGAACTCAGAAATGAGTTGATTGAGAAATTGGAGCTGTAATATGACTACTTCCGAGATGCTTGATGAGATTTTTGATAATTTAAAACAAGAGATATTTGCTGACGTGGCCCAGTCAGACCTACTTAGCGAAAACCTTTTGAGAACAAAAATCAAAGGGGCATATCGTGAAGTCAGGAGGGCAAGGAACTATCCTAAGACTTATTCAGATGCTCAGATAGAAGCGGATATGATCGAATTCTATCCAAATATCCAGGCTATCGCAAGGTATGATTACAATGCGGTAGGTTCTGAGGGAATGAGTTCTTATTCAGCAGATGGTACCTCAATCCATTATAACGATAGAGACAAACTATTCTATGGGGTAAATCCTATATCGAGGTAATTTATGAGAACACCTAGACGAGTAAAACAACCTTTGGTATATGCCCTGTTAAAAGGTAAGGAACCTATCTATGAACGTGATTCAGATGGAAACATTATTTACGTTCTACGTGGTGGTGAGAGAATACCTAAAAAGACTGGTGAAATGCAGGATACGTACTCAAGTCCAATAACATTTTACAACTCTATTTCAGGACAGTTATCAGAGGATGAATTGCAGGCATTTGGCCCTCAGTCAAATGTCAGCGCTAAGATGACTTACAAACGAGACCAATATCCATTTAAGACAGGCACAGTGATATGGAAAAGCTCAGAAGTAAAGTACCGTATTGATGGTACACCTGATCCTACCTCAGCAGATTATAGGGTAGTCGGTGTAATGACAGAGGGACAATACTTCTGGAAATGCATGTTGGAGACAGTGACTAAGAATGAAACAAATAGAAATTAGTCTTAATACCAAAAGCCTGAAAAAAGCAATCAAAGAACTTAAACATTATCGTGACTCGCTTTCTGCAAAAAACGAATTGTTTGTTAATAGGTTGCTGGACGTAGGCATAAAGGTAGCTTACCAGCATGCAGATAATTTCGGCAAATATATAGGTTTTGAAAAGGAAATAGAGGGCGGCGGTACGCGTTGTGTTGGTATCTTTAAGGGTATCAACAAAGAGCCTGTAATCTCTGAATGGGATTATTACGGAGAACGCAAAACCGCGGAAGTAAACATGCTCGCTATGGCAGAGTTTGGCTCCGGCTGGCTTTCAGAAGTTCTTTTCCATATATCCGGCGTTGGTCCTGGGTCTTTCCCCGGACAGACTCATGCGCTGGATGAACATGGATGGTGGTGGAAAGAATGGGATCCTGCTCATAAAGGTGAATGGATTCATAGCTATGGTTTAAGACCTTCTCATCCTATGTATTATGCAGATATGGAAATGACACAGCAGATAGAGAAAATTGCGAAAGAGGTATTTAGTAGTGATATCTGAGACATGGTATTCAGAAATTGAATCAACTATCTTTACTCATTTAGCTTTTGAGCTTTGTGAGAAGACTGGTGCACCGTACCCGGAATTAAACTGCACTACTTCTTCCCAGAATGATAATATCGAGGGTGTCGCAGTATTTCCTACGCTTTATATTCACTTATTACCACCTATCGAAATTGGAAACACACTTTTAAATGATGATGTAACCGCTATAAGAGCTACATTTGAAGTTGAAGTGTTCTCGGATAATTCTGAATCTGAATGTCGCAAGATCATTACATCCTGCATCCAGGAAATGAAAAAACTACACTTTAATGTGCAGATGTTCCCGGACCCGCAGACTAATGATAAAAAGTATTTTGCAATTGCTCGGTTTAACCGCGTTATTGCAGGTGGGGACTCAGATATAGTCCCACAGGATTAAATGCAAACGCTTGTTTGCAATCAACGAATGGAGTATAATTAGGTTATACAAAAGGAGTTGATTTTATGAATAATTTCATTGATTTGACAGGACAACGATTTGGCAAACTAGTTGTAATAAAAAAAGGTGATCCACATATAACATCTGGTGGTCAGTATATTACTACTTGGCTATGTAAATGTGATTGTGGGAACTATAAAACGGTTCAAGGCCAAAAACTTAGAAAAGGGCATACTACTTCATGTGGATGCGCTATAAAAGAGAATAAAGGCCATGCTTATGAAGACTTGTTAGGTAAGAGATTTAATCGACTTACTGTTATAAAATTTATTCCTCAAAGCGAAAGAACGGTTAAAGGTTACAATTGGTTATGTCAATGTGATTGTGGAAAAACCATTAAGGCGAATGCTAATAAGTTGAAAAATGGGTTACAACAATCTTGCGGTTGTCTTAAAGAAGAAATGAAGTATAACATTGGTAATGTCAATAAAAAGTACAAGCATACAAATAAACGTTTATATGGCATTTATAAAGCAATGCTGAATAGGTGCTATGATG